CCTAGGTGCTTTTTTATTTTATGTATCTTTGTAGAAACATTTTCAAATGATAAATTCTGTAAGAAATACTGTACTTGCAATTATAAATAAAAATAACTATGGGTATATATCTCCAAGTGATTTTAACTTATTTGCAAAGCAAGCTCAATTAGATATATTTGACGAATATTTTATTAATTATAATGAACAGATTAATGAAGAAAATGCAAGATTGTCGGGAACTGGATATGCAGACATAAAAAAAGGGTATGAAGAAGTTATAGATACGTTTTCTGTAAATTCTTTTTTAACTCAAAATTCTAATAACGTATTTTATTTACCCTCAATAAATACAACGGGTAATGATTATTACTTATTAAATAATGTTTATTGTTACAATGGTGGAATATTTCAAGGCGAAGCAGAAAAGGTTAGTAATAATAAAATAAAAATGATTTTAAATTCAATACTTACTTCACCTTCAACAAATTTTCCTGTTTATACACAACAAGGTGATAGTATTACAATTTACCCCAATACTTTTGCAAACGCAAATGACGTTGAAGCTCAATATATACGATACCCTAAAGACCCTAAATGGACTTACGTTTCTTTATATAACGGAGAACCATTATTTGACCAAACACAAACTGACTATCAAGATTTTGAATTACCTATAGATGATGCAAATAATCTAGTTGCTAAAATTTTACAGTACGCAGGTTTATCTATAAGAGAAGCAGATGTTGTTCAGTTTGGATTATTAGAAGAGCAAGAGCAAAATCAAAATAATACATAATTATGCCATATATAAATCAAAAAAAATATTATACAAATGATGGTGTTAACCCAACTAATGAAAATTGGGGAAGCTATCAATATGTAAGCCTAAGTGATATAGTAAATAATTTTATGTTAATGTATGCTGGAAACCATGCGTTGGTCAATAACATAAATAGATATAAAATATTATTCCACGCTAAACGTGGTATTCAAGAATTAAATTATGATGCTTTTAAAGATATAAAATCTTTAGAACTAACTGTTTATGATGACTTAAGATTTGTGTTGCCGTCAGATTATGTTAATTGGGTAAAGCTTTCTTTGTTTAAAGATAATGTTATTAGAGATTTAGTTGAAAATATTCAAGTTCAATCAGCCATAGGTTACAATCAATCCGGTACAGCTGATTTTGTTTATACAGCAGGTAATTCAGTTTCAACAAAAACTTCAGATTTAGATACAGCAAGAACTGATGGTTCTCTAAAAAGTATTTATTTAAATGACGTTAAAGAAGAAGCTGTTAATCCTGGCTGTGTTAATTGTGAAGACGATATATATAACACAAGAATTGGAGCTAGATTTGGTTTAAATACGGAAACAGCTAATTTTAATCCAACATTCACAATTGATAAAAAAGCTGGTGTTATAAATTTTGACTCTACTATGGCTAATCAACAATGTGTTTTACAATATATTTCTGATGGTATGGAAAATGGAGATGATTCTTTAATATCAGTAAACAAATTATTTGAAGAATATATTTACGCTTATATTAAATATGCTATTTTAAATAGTAAATTTGGTGTTCAAGAATACATTATTAATAGAGCTAAAAAAGATAAACAAGCTTTACTTAGAAACGCTAAAATCAGATTAAGCAACATTCACCCTAGTAGATTGATTATGAACATAAGAGGGGAAAACAAATGGATTAAATAAAAATGGCTAAGATTCAAAGAAACTTTATTGCCGGGCGAATGAACAAAAGCCTTGATGAAAGGCTAGTGCCAAATGGTCAATATGTTGATGCTTTGAATATAAGAGCAGGTACAACAGAAGAAACTGAAGTTGGTTCAGTTGAAAACACTAAAGGAAACATACCTTTAACGACTTTACAATATACAGATGGAACATCTTTAAGTAGTGATGCTGTATGTATAGGTGCTTTTGAAGATGGGGCAAACGAAACCATATATTGGTTTGTTCACGACCCTTCATTTACTGTTGGAGCAACAGGTATACTTGATTTAATAGTTTCATATAATGTGGCTACGGGAGCTATCATTTATCATGTCATAAGTATTGATAATACAACTGGTAATATTACTACTTTAAATTTTAGTGAAAACAATTTAATTAACTCAATTAACAAGGTAGATGATTTATTATTTTTTACAGATAATGTTAATCCTCCAAGAGTAATTAATATTAACAAAAGTTATGCTGTTCCTGTAAATAATGTAGACAGATTTTTAGCTAATGATTTATTGGTGATAAAAAAACCTCCAACTGCAGCACCCACTATAAATTTATTTGAAACTACTCAAACTGATTCATATTTAGAAGATAGAATAGTTTCTTTTGCATACAGATATAAGTATGAGAATGGAGAATATTCTGCTACATCACAATTTAGTGAGCCTGCATTTGACCCTGGAGTTTTTCAGTTTAGCGTAAATAGCTATCTAAATGAAGGAATGTTAAATTCTAAAAATGCAGTTAACATTACTTTTAACACGGGTAGCGAACTTGTAAAGTCAATAGATTTATTATTTAAAGAAGTAGATGATAGCACTATTAAAATAGTGGAGAGCTATAATAAACAAGAATTAGGCTGGGCTGATAACGATTCAAGGACAGTTCAATTTACCAATCAAAAGATTTTTACCATACTTCCTTCTTCAGAAATTTTAAGATTATATGATAATGTACCTAGGTTAGCAAAAGCTCAAACAATAATGTCAAATAGACTTATTTACGGTAACTACACAGAGGGTTATAATTTAACTGACATTAATAGTAATCCCGTAAATTTAGAGTATACTGTTAGTCATGTTTTTGATGAAATTGAATCTGCTACAGTGCCATCTAATTTGTCTCAAGGAAACTACACAATAAGTTCACCAACAATTGTTCCTTCTATAGACATAGATGATAGCAAATTTACAATTAATTTATCTGGACAGGTTTCTCAATTAAAAGCTGGAGCAACTTTAATATTTGAAATAGGTTTTGTTCATAGCGCTTTTCAAGTTCCAGTATTACAACCAACTCCGACTGCTCCGGGTAGTAGTTTTTTTGTTACTTGGAGTTATACTTTAATTAGAGATTATACAAGTGTTTATGATTTAGCAACAGATACTGATTTTGTAGAAAAAATTGGAACAAGTACAAGTGCCGGTACACAAGGTACTATACAAACTGTTTCATATCAACAGCCTAACTCTTCTGAAGGGTTTACATTTACGGATGCCATAAATGCTGCAATTCCACAATCTTTAGACAGCACATATAGTTTAGACCAAACGGGTATTACATCTAATACTGTAGGTATACCTAATATTGCATCCCCTAACACTTTAAGAGGTGAGCCTGTATCTATAACTGCTCCTGTAACAACAGGTACAACAATTACTTTTCAAATACCAGCAGCTTTTTATATTCAAACAGCTTCACCTAATAATTCAGCTTATGAATATTTTAGACTTATACAATCAAACATTACATTTCAAAGTTCAGTAAGTAACGCAAGCTTGCACTCTAACAGAGGATATGAACTAGGAATAGTTTATATGGATGATTACAATAGGTCTACTACTGCGCTTGTTAGCGATAACAATACAGTTAACATCACTTGTCAGTATTCTGATTTTCAAAATAAAATACAAGCAACCATACCATATACAATGCTTGCTCCAAGATGGGCAACAAGATATAAGTTTGTTTTAAAACCAACAGCAACAACTTATGAAACAATTTACAGTAACATCACTTTTACTGATAGTGACACAGGGGAAGCGTATTATTTATTAGAAGGAGAAAATGCAAATAAAGTAGAAGCTGGAGACAGGTTAATAGTAAAAAGAGATAACGCAGGTGTTGTAAATAGATGTGCATACGCAACTGTTCTTGAAAAAGAAACAAAAGCAGCTGATTTTATAACAGTAGAAGTAGGCGGTGTAACGGTAGAAGTTCCAGGTGGTGTGTATATGAAAATAAACCCATCTAACTTTTCAGCAACTAATTCTTATTTATCTAATGTAAATGTTAATATTGACCCGGTTACATCTAAAACAGATAATAGATTTCCTGTTATTGTTTATCCATTTTTTATAGCAGGTTCTCCTAATACTCAATATAATGTTCCAATAGGAACAGAAATAACATTTACCATTGAGATGACAAGAAATGGTGGTAGCTCTACTTTTGGGGCAGGATGTTCTAGGAGAAATTATACATATAATAAAACCTTTACAGCTTCCAGGGATTTTACAGATATGAAAGCGTGGTTTGAAGGGGATAATATAGGGTTAACTTTAGACGATGGTATAAAAGAATTAGACCCTGATTCTCAAACGATGAATAATACTTTTATTGCGCCTTATTCAGGTTCAATAACAGGTGACCCTAATACTTATATTAATAATTTAAGCGCTGGAGGTAGAGAGTTAACTGAAGCTCAAATACAGACTGTATTTGGTTCTTCTGCAAATGACCCTTTTAATACTAATTATTATACATTATATACAAATGGTTCAGATAATTATTTAATAGTAAATGGAACGGCTGCTTGTTCAGATACTCCAAACAGACAATCTACTGTAGATGTCAACTTTCAAGTTATTAGAGCAAATTCCACATCAGTTTTTGAAACTGAACCAACAGAGGCTTTACCTGATGTATGGTATGAAAACAATGAATCATTTGTTGTAAATGCTGATGGAACTCATAATGGGAATGTAACAAACCAAAATACTTCAACTCAAACTAATGCTGTAATAAATACTAATTTTTATAATTGTTTTGCTTTTGGTAATGGTGTTGAAAGTTATAAAGTAAGAGACTCAATTAAAGGTAAATCCTTTAGTTTAGGAAATAGAGTTTATTCTACATCAAATGTAGATTATAAGGAAGCCCACAGATTTGCTGATTTAACTTACAGTGGTGTATATAATGATGAAACTAATGTAAATAAACTTAACGAATTTAATTTAGGTCTAATTAATTTTAAACCACTTGAAGATTCTTTTGGAGATATAGAAGTTCTTTATGCTAGAGAAACAGATATTCTTACATTACAAGAAGATAAAATATCCTACGTATTAGCAGGTAAAAATATTCTTACAGATGCTGTAGGAGGAGGTTCAGTTACTTCAGTTCCTGAAGTTTTAGGTACTCAAATTGCTAGAATAGAAGATTATGGTATAAGCAATAACCCAGAAAGTTTTACCGCTTGGGGAGCTGATAAATTTTTTAGTGATGTTAAAAGAGGTGTTGTTCTTAAATTAACAGGTAGTTCTGCTCAAAATGAACAACTATCAATTATTTCTCAAGAAGGGATGAGAAGCTGGTTTAGAGACTTATTCACTACAGCAATGATGACTCAAAAGCTTGGAGCTTATGACCCTTATATGAATGAATATGTTTTTTCTTCTAATACAAAATTACTTCCACAAGCCTCTTTATGTTTAGCTTGTAATGTTGCTAAAAACATTACAGTACCTGCAAATGAAGCGTTTATTTATTGTGTAGATGTCACAACTAAAACAGGTACTATTACAGTTGATTACATAATACCTGTAGAACAAGTTCAAGATATAATAACAGAATCAACTCAAGAAAATATTATAACTGAAGGTGGAGAAGAAATAGAAACTGAGGCAAGTCAAAGTTTAACTTTTTACACTGTTAATGTAATTTATAACGGAGTTACTTATTCAAGTGGCCCTGTTAATGTTAGTGGTTCATTTACATTTGATAAAAATGCAGCGGATGTAACACAGGCTGTGGTAAGTGTGACAACAGACGCTTCTTTTGATGATACTATTCAAGTTACAGTAGGTTGTCCTTCATCACCTGTTTTAAATGTGTATAGTGTTTGTGTAACAAGTTCTGAAGATGCAGGTAAATTTATTCATAATGAATTTTTATGGACTAATGGAGCTACAACGTCACCTTTAGAGTCTGATTTAGTTACATTTAGTTCAAATACAACCGAACCTATTGTTTCACAATATCAGTTTTTATCTGGAGAGCAAGGCTCTGGTGTAATACCTCCTGAAAACTCAACTATAACTATAAGAAGCAATAAAATAAACTTTGATAATTTTGTTTTCAACACTACATCTAATAAGTTTAGATATTTAAGAACTGATACTGTTTATCAAAATACACCATCAAATATTACATCTTTATTAGCTGCATCAATAGAAGCTACTCCATTAAATACTGCAGGAGCTCCTACTTTATATAGTGCTAATTTTGGGTTGCCTGTTGGTGGTAGTAATTTATATATAATTTATGATTATAGAGAATCAACCAGCCAATCTTTATGTTACTCGTCAACAACATTAGATGACGCTTGTTGTAACTGTACCCCAATACCTGCTCCGACTCCAAGTCCTACGCCGACTCCAAGTCCAGTAGCACCAGCTCCTCAGTATAATTATTATAGAGCTGTTGAGTGTTTTGGAGGAACAGTATTTATAAAAGCTTTAACTAGTTTTAATATTAGCCCAGGCGATGTTGTATTGTATGAATTCCAAGGATTTGATGCTATATGCGCTACTATTGAAGCAGTTGCAGGAACAGGTTTAGATGGAGAAGTAACAGCTATCGTAAATGGGTGTAGTGATAGCAGGTGTGGAATAGATGATAGAGATATAATTTAATTAACTTTGTAGATTGAATGGCAACAACAGGTACTTATTATTTTGATTCAGCAAATTTTTCAACAGCTAATGCTTTGTTTTTAGATGCTGCTTTAAGTACTTTTGCTCCTGATGGGTGGTATTCAGACCAAAGCATTGTAAGGCAACAAGTGGCTGGAGTTTTATTTAACTCAACTCCTTGCCCTTCTTGTACTCCAAGTCCGTCACCGACTCCAAGTCCGTCACCGACTCCAACACCAAGCCCTACACCAACACCGTCGCCACAACCAACACCGTCGCCACAACCAACACCGTCGCCACAACCAACACCATCACCAACACCGTCGCCAGTTCCAACGGTTAGTTATGATTACAGAAGTTATACGCCATGTGGTGGAGGAGCAGCTATCATATTAAGAGGAGTATCAGGATTTTCATTCCCAGATTTCTTAAA